CCAGGGGGTAGCGGTCATGGCTGGGTCAAGGAGTGGATCATCGATCCTGGCGAATACGTGCTCACCGTCGATGACGAATCGCAGCTTGTGCGCACATACATTCCAGCAAAGGTAGCGGACAATCCCGCCTTGCTGGCGAACGACCCTAACTACCTCAACCGCCTGAAGGCTGTGGGCTCGCCGGAACTGGTCCGCGCTTGGCTGCTCGGCGACTGGACGGTCATCGAGGGGGCCTTTTTCCCTGAGTTCAACCCACTTCGGCATGTGGTCGAGCCTTTCCAGATTCCAGAGCACTGGATCAAGTGGCGCGCCATGGACTGGGGCAGCGCCAAGCCGTTCTCGATTGGTTGGTATGCACATGTCCAGGACACCAAGATCCACAACGGCGTGACCATGCCTCGAGGCGCTATCGTGCGCTACGCCGAATGGTACGGCTCGCTCAAGCCGAATGTCGGCCTCCAGCTGCCGGCTGAGAAGGTCGCGGCTGGCATAGTCTCCCGCGAAACGCATGATGGTCGGCGTGACAAGATTGCCTATGGCGTACTCGACCCCAGCGCTTTCGCGGTGATCTCCGGCCCGTCGGTGGCTGAGACCTTGCAGCGCGGCGGTGCCGCCTTCCGGCGCGCCGACAACACGCGGCGCTCGGTGGACAAGAAGATGGGCGGCTGGGATCAGGTCAGGAACCGGCTTGTCGGCGACGCCGACGGCAACGCCATGCTGTTCATCTTCTCGACCGGCAAGCACCTGATCCGCACGTTGCCGATGATGCAGCACGATTCCTACAATCCCGAAGACCTCGATACCGAAGCCGAAGATCACGCGGTGGACGAATTGCGTTACTCGTGCCTCTCCAGGCCGTTCTACACGCGCAAGGAACGGATCGAGAATAGGAATCCATACCTGATCAAAAACGTGTTCAAGCTGAAGGACTGACGTCCTTGGCCCAGCGAACAGGTTGCCCGATTAACCATCGGGTGTTAAACCGCGACCAGATGCGGAGAGCCTACGAGGGTGGCTCAAGACCCAGCGATCACACAACCGCTGAACGCACCAGTTGCGTCAGCAGAGATCGGGCGGCCTGATGCCGTACCGAGCGATGACGGTTTCGATAGAGACGTTGATCGCGGTTATTGGGAGCGCTGCCTCGCTGATGCCGAGCGCGCCGAGCAGGCTTGGCGGCGACGCGGCCGCGACATAGTCCAGATCTACCGAAACGAGGGACCAGGGGCGAATAATCCCCGCTCGAGCAAGAATGCCGGCGGTGCGCACTTTAATATCCTGTTTGCGAACACTGAGGTCATGCTGCCTGCGGTCTACACCCAGCCACCTACGCCCGTAGTCCGCAGCCGTTTCATTCAGTCTCGCAAATTGGTGCCGGTGATGCCCTCGCCGCCTACTCCACCTGGGCTCGGAGGGCTTCCGCCACCGCCACCGGGACCAGGAGGCGGCCTTACTCCACCGCCCCCTGGCCCTCCTTCTCCTGGCGGTCCTGGCATCCCGCCCCAAGCGGAATCGTTGCCACCTGGACCGCCTGAAGCGCCGCCGCCCGGTGTCCCTCCAGGTTCGCCGGGTGGCGGGCCGCCTCCCGTCGAGCCGGGAATGCCGCAGCCGCCGCCACCGGGATTGCCGCCGGTGCCGACCTTCATGGTGCAGCAGCCTCCCGGCCCGAAGCCTGAGGACATCGACACCGCTGCGGCGGTGATGGAGAAGGCGCTCGAGATCGTCGTCCAGGACGAGGCCAGCCACGAGGCGGTGAAGACGGCGATCAAGGACGTGCTTCTCCCTGGCAGGGGTCTTTGCCGCGTCCGCTGGAACCCGAAACTCGTCGACAAGCCGATGCCCGGTGGTCCGCTACCGGACGGCACCGTGCCGAGCCAGACCGTCAAGGTGTGGGAGACCACCAACACCGAATATGTCTACTGGGAGGACTTCCTCTGCGATCCGGTCCGCCAGCACGTTGACTGCAAGTGGATCGCTTTCCGCCACCTTTTCACCGGTCCAGAGTTGCAGGCCGAATTCGCCGGAACACCGGAGTTCGACAAGCTTGTTGGAGCAGGCAAACTCGATTCTCTGTTGAAATGGACTGAGGAATCCGCCGCCAAATCACCCCCGTCTGGCGGCGGATACGTCAAGAGCGCCGATCAGCTCGGCGACGTCATCCGCAAATGCATGGTGTGGGAGATCTGGGACAAGACCGACCCGGCCAACCCGCGCATCATCTGGTTCGTGCGCGACTCTGGCGGCCTGCCCTTGCGCAAGGATCCCGACAGCTTGCAGCTCTCCGGCTTCTTCCCGATCCCGGTGCCGATGCTGTCGATAGCGACGTCCGACACGCGGATTCCGAAGCCGTTCTACGACCTCTATGCGCGGCTCGCAGAAGACCTGGAGTCCACGTCGGTTCGCATCTCCAACCTGACCAAGCAGATCAAGGTGCGCGGCGCGTACAACAGCGCCTCGAGCGAGATCGCCGATCTCCTGAAGGCCGACGATAACAAGATGATCCCGGTCGACGGCGTCGACATGATCAACGGCGGGCTGGCCAACCACATCTGGATGCTGCCGATTGACCTGTGGATGCAGGCGCTCGACAAGCTCATGCAGGCGCGCGAAGCGCAGAAGCAGGCGATCTACGAGATCATGGGCATCAGCGACATCATGCGCGGTGCCACCAAAGCGAGCGAAACGGCGACGGCTCAACGCATCAAGGGGTCGATGGGCGTCGTGCGCCTGCAAGACCTCAAGACGGCAGCGGCCAACTTCGCTCGCGACATCATGGCGCTCCAGGGCGAGATCATCGCCAAGAATTTCGACGCCGCCACGCTGACCAAGATGACGGGTGAAGAAGTGACGCCGGCGGTGCAGCTCATCTTGCGCGATGATTTCAGCCGCGTCTGCTCCATCGACATCGAAACCGACTCGACGGTGCAGGTCGACGAGCAGACCGAGCAGCAGTCGATGGCCCAGGTCATGCAGTCGATCCAGGCGGTGATGATGGGCACCCAGCAAATGATGATGACCGGCATCTTGCCGCCGCCGCAGATCGTACAGCTCGCCATCGAGCTGCTTAGGATGTTCCTGCACCCGATCCGTCAGTCGCGCGGCGTCATGGAGCTGCTCGACGATTTCAAGGAGACCTTGGAGGCGTCCCTCGCGATGGCACCGCCTCCAATGTTGGGCGGACCACCGACGGGCGGCCCTCCTCCCGGCCCTCCAGGTGGCGGCCCGAAAGCCGGACCGCCCAAGGAACCCGGCGGTCCGGCTGGCGCAGGACCCAGGCCAGGAACGATGAACGGACCACCGCCACCCATGCAATAGGAGATCGCCATGGCGAAGGCTTCAACCAAGGACTACGAAGACGACGAGCCCAAGGCAAAATCCGCTGCGAAAGCAGAGGAAAAGGTCGAGTCGAAGTTGAAGGCTGGTGGGCATATCGCGCCAGCGGATATGCGCAAGGAGGTCGCCGGCAAGCCGCTCGAGGATCTTTCGGCCGACATCGATTCCGCCAGGGCACCGTATCCGCATGGCTCACCCAGAGACCCAGCCGACATCTTCGAAGAGGGGCATGGATACAGAAAGGCTGAGTGATGGCACTCCAAGACCTCAATCGCACGAGCGACACCACCGGCGACGGCCAGACCGGCATCGACGCGCCGACGACCAATGCGCTGGCCGAGATCACGCCGAAGAACTGGCACAAGTTCCCGCCGGCGATTGCCAACCCGACGCAGGCCCTGGCCAATGCCAACGCCGCCAAGCCGCGCTATGGGACAGCAGGAGATTGGGCGCTCGGTGTTCCCGGAGACGACACCGATACCGCTAAAGCCACAGTGGCCCTAGCGCGGTCGGACGGCGGCGCAGCTGAAGCCGACTACACACCCCGTACCCAGGCTGCGAAGGCGACGGCGATGTCGACGACACTTGCCGTCGACGTCGCTCGTCCTCGAGGCTGGATCGAGCCTGCCGACCCCTACCAGGGCAAAGGTTCGGCTCCCGTCGCGCCGGTGGTGACCTCGATCTCACCGACAACCGGCGCTGCGGCGGCGTTGCCGATGCGCGTCGTCATCACCGGCACCGGCTTCACGCCGTGGTCGACGGTGCGGACCGGCGGATCGGCAACGCCTGATGTCAGCGGCAAGTACATCAGCGCGACGCAGATGGAGGTGGCGATCTGGAAGGCTTCCGCCGGCACCGTGTCGGTGGCGGTCGAGGATCATGATCTCCTGTCGAACGTCGACAAGGTGTTCACGGTGACGTGATGAAGCTGTCGGAGACGAAGCTGACCCCGCAGCAGGAGCGTGAAGCGCGGCAGAAGATCCACCTCGACCACATCGACGAGGCGTTCTCCGAGCTCAGGCTGACGCTTCATGCGGCTGAAGGGTCGGCTCCTCCGACAGAACACCAGGAGCATGTCTGGTCGTCGCGGCGCATGAGCATCGCGGCGACCCATCTGGAGATCGCCGAGATGTTCGCCAGGAAGGCGGCGACGGAATGACGGTCTGGGTTTATCGCGACGGCCAGATCGTCGAGAAGCGGTTTCGCAGCGTTGCGAAACCGGCATTGGCGGCACCGATGGTGTCGCGCTTCGAAGCGATGGAATCGCCGGTGACGGGCAAGTCGATCTCGTCCTGGCGCGAGC